GCCCCACAGGGAGGCCAGTAGTGAACACCGCCGTGCGAGCCTGGCTCCTCGCCGAACTCGGCACCACCACCAGCGTCACCGACCTCGAAACCCGCTACACCCGGTTGGGCACCGCCCGCGCCGTCGCCCTGGAAGTCCTCCGCGAACGCCTCGCCACGCTGCGCGCGCAGCCCTCCACCGTCAGCGTCTCCGGTGTCGTCTCCGTCGGCTACGCCGAGAACATCCGGGCCTACGAACGGCAGATCGCCGCTCTCGAGAACGGTGAACCGCCCGCCCCCGACGACCCGGTCGACGGCAGTACAGGCAGTCTGGGGCTGCTGCGGCTGCGGGAAAGGCCGAGGCGATGACCACCCCCGTCCGGCGCCGCGGCCGCACCCTCCGCTCCCGCCTCCTCACCTACATCTCCGACGCCACCACCCGGCTGCGCTCCGCATGGCACATCCTCACCACCGCACAAACCCGCTTCCTGAACCGGCTCGCCCGCATCCGCCCCGGGCACACCGCCCGCGCCCGCATCCGCGAAGCCATCACCGAGTTCAACCAGGCCCTCGCCGAGTTCAACCGCGAAGCCGGCGCCTTCGCCGACCGGTGGGTCTCCGTCGACCTGCCCCTCGTCTACCGCGATGGCGCCCACACCCTCCTCAACCACTCCGCCCAGCCCTGGATCCGCTTCTCCTGGACCCTCACCCACCAGCAGCAGGTCACCGCCCTCTCCGCGCAGTACTACGCCGACCTCATCGCCCGCATCAACGAAGCCCTCCGCCGCGCCCGCGCCTTCCTCCGCGTCGCCCAAGACGCCGCCCGCGGCACCGCAGAACGCTTCAACGTGACCGCGCTGCGCCGAGAACACCCCCTGGATACCGTCGTCTACGCCAACAACCACCGGCACCCCGTCGAAGCATGGGCACGGGCCGCGATCACCTGGCAGACGGTCACCACCGCCAACATCGCCGCCGCCCGCACCGCCCTCGACCAGCTCGGCACCGAATGGCTCGAGGTCCGCGACGGAAACGGCTGCGGATGGGCCAGCCATGAGGACGACGACAAGGCCGACCGGACGCTGCGCACGGTTCAGGACGCCCTCGCTCATCCCACGGCTCACCCACACTGCATTCGCGAGTTTCTTCCCCGCCTCGACCTCATCGGCCGCACCGACATCCGCTCGGGAGCCCTCCTGTGACCGAACAGCCCATAGGCCCGATCCTCGACGGGCTTGGAACCACCATCGAGCTGGACGATGGGGACCTTGTCGCGTCGGCATTCATCATCGCCAAGGTTGTCGAACCCAACGGGGACGTCTCCCTCGCCCTCGCCTCGAGCGACGGACTCTCGTGGATCGAGCAGAACGGGCTCCTCGCCTCCGCCCAGCAGATCGTGAACCAGACCAACATCGGGCGGAAGGGCGACGATGACTGAGCGACCTGCCGAGCCGCAGGCACACGGCGTCCGCATCGACGCCATCCACCCCGGCCACGCCTCCATCACCCTCGACGGCACCCCCATGCCGCCAGGCACCGTCACCGGCTACACCGTCCAGCACGACATCGCCGCTGGCATCCCGCTCGTCGTCCTCCACACCCGACAGCCCGACGGCCTGGTCTTCGAAGGCCTCGCCCGCGTTGCGGTCGGCGTCACCAAAAGCCCCGGCGAGCTGGTGGCCGCGTTCCTCGCCGAGGTCGACCCCGTCCTCCTCGACCAGCAGGCCCTGAACCGAGCGGACTACGGCGGCGGGCAGGGCGCCACTGCCCGGGCCATGCTCGCCACCCTCACCGAATGGGCCCGCGGCGGAAAGGCAGGCGCCTGATGGCCGGGATCAATCTGTCCGGTATCGCCGCCCTGGTCGAAGGGCTGATCATGCTGGACACCGTCCGCTTCACCACACCTTCCAGCGGCAAGCCCGTCTTCAATCCCACCACCGGCGCCTACACCTACCCCGAAGGCGACCTCATCTACGAAGGCATCGGCGCCGTGCAGGTTGCCGGAACCTCCGACGGTGTCACCGCCGACCCCTCCGCGAACCTGCCGTGGCCTGGGGAAACCCGCTCCCGCTACCGGGCACTCACGCCCCTTTCTGCGCCCATCGCCGCAAGGGACACCATCGTCACCGTCGTCGCCGTCCACGACGGCGGGGACCTCACCCTCCTCGGACGGCAGTGGCGTGCCCTCGACCCGTCCGTCGGCGGCACCCTCGGCGTCGTCCGCATCACCGGCCTCGACCAGATCACCAAAACCGGTCAGGTGACCTGATGGACCTCGAGGACCTCGCCCCCCGCCTGGAGCAGGCCGCGGCCCGGGTCGGCCCGGAGACGAACCGGACCGTGCAGCAGCAGGCCCGCCTCCTGCGCGCCTTGATCATGGAGAACGCTTCAGGCCGGCCCGGCCCCAACGTCATCAGCGGTGACTACCGCGGCTCGTGGAAGCGAGAGCCGTTCCCCGTCCTCGACGGAGGCGGGGCCGACGTCGGCACCAACGAGCCGCAAGGACGCCGTCTGGAGTACGGCTTCATGAACATGTACGACGCGCTGGGCCGCTTCTACCGGCAGCCGCCCTTCCCGCACGTGGAGCCTGCGGTGAGCGAGCTTTCCACGCAGTACGAGCAGGCGTTCATCGACGCCCTGGACCGCATCTTCGGGGGCTGACGTGATCGACAGACTGCCCGTCACTGACGGCTTCCAGGCGCTCCTTGAGACGCTCACCGGCCGGCCCGTCGGACGCCGCACCGTCCCCCTCGACGACACTGGCCAGCCTGTACCGCCGCCGTACACGATCCTCGACCCGCTGGACCGCGCCGACGACACCAGCACCCTCGCCGACAACCACACCGCCGCCGTCGTCGGCTACCAGGCCACATTCGTGTCTGGGCCCGCCCCCGGTATCCCTGACAGCCGCGGCGGTGACGAGCAGGCGCAGTGGCTCACCGACCGCGGCTGGAAAGTCGTCGAACGCCCCGCGGACGGCAGCCCCGGCTACGCCCACCCCATCAACGTCGGCCCCGGCGTGGCCTGCTGGAAACGCGAGGCCAGGGAAGCGGGGGGAACGCCTGATCCCAACGATGGCATCATCACCAGTGTGATCAGGTACCGGTTGTACCTGACGAAGACCGCCTGAGCGCAGGCGGCTCGTACAACCGCACCGCGGCGGGCCCCGCGGACGCCACCACCTGGTGGCCGCCACACCGAACACGTGTAGCAGGGGCCCCCTCTTGGCCCCTATCCGCGAGGGGCCATTCATGAGGTTCAACCGCAAGGGCGTCACAAAGATCAAGTTCCTGCCGACGATCGCATCGGCGTCGCTGCTCCCCACCCGAGCAGAGATCACCGCAGGCAACGACCTGACCGCCGGCATCCACTCCATCGACGGATGGACGCTGGAGAACCAGCCCATCGAGACGCCCGACATGGACAGCACGTTCGTCTCGAAGATCGACGGCGACGACAGCGCCGCCGACTCCAGCCTGGGCTTCTACGAGGACAACACCCTCGACGACATCGAAACCGAGCTCGCCAAGGGCACCACCGGTTTCATGTGCATCTTCTCCAAGGGCGACGTCGCCTCCGCCAAGGGCCTCGACGTCTACCCCGTGAAGGTCGCCTCCAACTCCAAGCAGTACTCCGCGGACAACGAGGCCGCCAAGATCCTCGTGCAGTTCGTCATCACCGACCGGCCGGCGTTCAACCAGACCGTCCCGTCGATGACCTGATCCCACCCGGCCGCAGCACATCCCACCAGCCCCCGGCCGGGCCCGTGGCGTACACGGGAAGGGCGCCACGAGCGCCCGGCCGGGCCTTCCCTCAAGGACCCGACATGAGCAGCAGCACCACGTGGGCCGACCTCCAGAAGCGCCTGGACGGCATGCCCAAGCCAACACAGGTCCTCCGCCTGTGCTCGGATCCCGACATTCGTGACCGCTACCAGCAGGCCAAGAAGGCCGCGGAGCGCGCCGAGGAGTACCTCCAGTCACTGTCGAAGGACATCGACAAGGACGCTCTCGCGCTGATCAAGAAGCAGACCAAGGAAGCACAGGATGAACTGAAGGCCGCCCAAGCCGACTACGACGCCCACACCGTCGTCCTCACCTTCCAAGCGCTCGAGCGCGGCCAGCTCAAGGACCTGATCACGGAGCACCCGCCCCTCGAGGAAGACGAGGAACAGGACAGCAACACGGAGTTCCACTTCGACACCTTCGCCCCGGCCCTGATCTCCGCAGCATCCACCGACGGCATGCCCCTCGAGTTCGCTCAGCAGGCCATGCAGACATGGGCGCTGGACGACTGGAAGGCCTTGTGGGGCGCAGCCTGGTCCGTCCAGCAGCGCAAGCGCACCGACCTGGGAAAAGACTGACCGACGATGCCACGTTCCGTGCCGAGATGCAGCTGTGCCGGGAGTACCGCATCCCTCACAGCTACTACCGCGGGCACGGCGACGGCACCTGGTCCGATCTCGACCGGCGAAAAGCCCTCGCCTATGAGGAGTACCTGCGCCGTGTATGCCCTTCCTGCGGGACCAGACCCGAGGAGTGGGACGAGGCAGTCGGCGGCGATGAGGACGCCTACCGGGCCACCACCCACCGCTGCATCGGCTGCCAGCTCATCGCCGACAAGCAGAAGACCGTCCCCGCCGGAGATGAGGGCCACGGAGTGAAGGTCGCCCTCATCCCGACCAGCGTCGCCATCGCGCTCGACCTCGCCAAGAACCACAGCCACTAGACCAGGAAGGAGCCCACCGTGTCCGAGTGGAATCTGTCGGTACGCCTGACCGGGCAGGGCTCCGGTCTGGCCCGCACCCTGCGGGACGTGGCTTCGGACGCACGATCCTCCTCTAACGAAGTCAACGCCCTGCGCCGCAACCTGACGCTGCTGCGCACCGAGGCCAGCAACGCCATCAACGTCCGCCTCGACGTCGACGGTGCCCACCTACGCAGCGACGTCACCGCTGTCCTGACCGCAGCCGGGTCAGGACAGGGAATCGGCGTCCGCCTCGACGTCGACGCAGGCCACCTGCGCGACGACATCACCACAGCGCTCACGGCAGCCTCCGGGCAAGGCATCCAGGTCCGTCTGGATGTGGATGCCGACCACCTCCGCGACGACGTACAAGCCGCGCTCACCGCCGCTGGCGCGGGCCAGAACCTCACCGTCGACCTGAACGTGGATGGCGCCGCCGCTCTCGCCACCCTGAGGGAAGAGACCACCCAGACCGCGCACGCCCTTAACACCCTTCAACGCGCGGCCCGAGAGGCGAAGAACGAGCTGGAGGAACTGGAGGGCCGCACTCTCACCGCCGCAGCTGCGATGCGCCTCCTCAACACGGCGACCTCCCGCGGCCGGACCCGTCTGGACGCCCTGTCCGCCAGCACCCGCACCTTCCGCAACGATCTCGACGACCTGGACGGCTCCCTGACCAACGTCACCGGCCGCCTGTCCGGGCTCCGCGGCCGCGTGGGAGGCCTCGGCGGCGGATCCGGTGGCGGTGGCCTGGGCGGCGGGGCATCCTCGGAAGCCCTTAAGGCACTGATCCTCCTCGCCCCCGCCGCGATCCCCCTCGTAGCCGGCCTGTCCACGAGCCTGGCCCCCCTGCCGGGCCTGTTCGGTGCCGCCGGAGTCGGAGCCATCGCCTTCGGCGCCGCCCTGGGCGGCCAAGTCGCACGCCTCGGCGAGGTCGCCGACGCGCAGAAGAAGTACGACGACGCCGTACGCGAACACGGCCGCTCCTCCGCCGAAGCGATCAAGGCGCAGCTGCAGTACCAGCAGATGCTCGCCCAGCTCCCCCCGGAGGCGCAGCGCGCGGCGATCGCCCTCGCCGACCTGAAGTCCAACTTCCGTGACTGGTCGGACGACATGGCAGGCTTCACGATGACGCCGCTCACCCATGGCATCACCGTCCTCGACCAGCTCATCCCGCGCCTCACCCCGCACGTCGAGTCGTTCTCCACCCAACTGGACCGGGTCGTCACCGTTGCTGGCGGCGCCATCGAAACTCCCGGCTTCGACGCCATGGCCGAAAAGTTCGCCGACTTCTCCGACCGGCAGCTCGATGAGATGACCGACGGCGTCATGCACTTCCTGCGGGTCCTGTCCGAAGGCGGTGCCTTCCAGAGCGGGCCGATCGCCGCCTTCATGGACTACGCCCGCACGAACGGCCCCGCCGCCCGCGAAGCCCTGTCCGCCATCTCCGACGCCGTCGTCACCCTGCTGCAGGCCGGAGCGGAAGCCGGCCCAACCCTGCTCACCCTCGTCACCGCCGCCGCCCAGCTGGTTGCCGCGCTGCCGCCGGAGCTGGTCGGCATCATCATCCAGGTTGCCGCCGGCCTGAAGCTGGTGCAGCTCGCCGGTGCGGGTGCGGCCGCCATCGCAGGAGGCGTCGCGGCCCTCGGCACCCGGCTCACCGCGCTGCGGGCCGCGTCCACCGCCGCTGGTGGTGGCATGGCCGGCCTCGCTGCGGCGTTCGGCACCCTCGGCACCGCCGCCAAGGCCACCCTGATCGCCTCCGGTATCGGCATCCTCCTCATCGCCCTGTCCGAGCTGTCCGACATGGGCAAAAAGGCGCCCCCGGATGTCGACAAGCTGACGACGTCCCTGCGGGAGCTGGGCACCACGGGGCGTGTCAGCGGCGAGGCGGCCCGCTCCTTCGGCAAGGACCTGTCCGACCTGGCGGACAGCCTGCAGAAGGTCACCGACCCCAAGGGCCTGGACCAGGTCCAGCAGTCCATCGTGTCGTTCTTCGGTACCGACTCCACGCCGGTGAAGGAGGCGAAGGAGAACATCGACGCGGTTGACAAGGCCCTCGCCAACCTGGTGAAGAACGGGCAGGCCGACCTCGCCGCTGCCGCGCTGGACAAGCTGTCCGCCAAGCTCAAGGGGCAGGGCTTCTCCGCGGAGCAGATCCGCGACCAGATGGACGACTACAAGTCCGCCGTGGCCGACATGAAGTTCGAGCAGGAACTGGCCGCTCAGTCCATGGGCCTGTTCGGTGAGGCGGCGCAGCAGACCTCGGCGAAGCTGGAGGCGCAGAAAGCCAGCGCCGACGGGTTGCGGCAGTCGATCGTCGCCCTGAACGACGTCAACCGCGCAGCCGGTTCGGCCATGTCCGCGTTCGAACAGTCCATAGACGACACCACCGAGGCGCTGAAGGACCACGCCGGAGCGCTGAAGCTCCGCGACGGAGAGCTGGACCTCGGTTCGGAGAAGGCCCGCGAGGCCGAGAAGGTCCTGTCCGAGCTGGCCGCCAACACCGACGCCGCAGCCACCGCGGCTCGGGAGCAGGGCAAGTCGTGGGAGTACGTCAGCAGCATCCAGGAACGCGGCCGGGAAGCCTTCGTCAAGGCCGCCGACGCTATGGGTCTCACGAAATCCCAGGCCGAAGCGCTGGCCGCCACCTACCTGAAGATCCCGGACAAGAAATCCACGGTCCTGGAGATGCGCACCGAGGACGCCATCGCCAGCCTGGATGCGGTCATCTCTGCGATCAACAAGACGCCGAACGACAAGTCCGTCACCGTCAAGGCTCTCACCACGGACGCCATCGACCTGCTGGAATCCCTCGGCTACACGGTGACCAACCTGAAGGACGGCCGGTTCAAGGTCACCGCCGACACCGCGACCGTGGCGGACAGTCTGGCTGAGGTGGAGCGCGCCCGCGACGGCCTGACCAACAAAACCATCAAGATCGATGCCCTGACTAGCGGGGCCATCGGCGAGCTGACCAAGGTCCAAGCCAAGATCCGAGCCACAAACGGCAAGACCATCACCATGCGCGCCCCGACCGGCGCGGCAATCAAAGCTCTGGAGGCCCTCGGCTTCAAAGTCCGGCAGATCCCCGGCAGTAAGAACGTCAATATCACCATCCCCACCGGCGGGCCCCGCTCCGCGGTCTCCGCGATACAGGGCTACATCAACAGCCTCCACGGCAAGACCATCACCCTGACCACCGAGCACCGCACCATCTACACCGGCAAGGGCGGCCGCGGCCCCAACGCCGCCGGCGGCGGCCTGCTAGCCACCCTGCCCAAGCAGCGCCTTGCCACCGGTGGGCCGGTCCAGGGATTCCCCGCCGGCGGCTACATCGAAGGCCCGGGCACCTCCACCAGCGATTCGATCCTCGCCACGTTCCCGTCCGGGGCGATGGCCAGGGTCTCCAACTCCGAGTACGTCATCCAGGCCGCCGCCGTGCGCAAGTACGGGGTGCAGACCCTCAACGCCATCAACAGCGGCCAGATGAACCTTCCGCGCCTGGCATCGGGCGGCTCGGTCACCGACTGGCGCTACGACCCGCAGACCGGCTCCCTCTACTCCGGCACCGACATCACCTCCGCCGGCAACAAGACCAAGAAGGTGAAGGTCAAGGTCAAGGGCAAGTGGCAGACCAAAGAGGTCGAGTACTTCGACATCACCGCGGTCGAGAAGAAACTCAAGAGTGCGGCGAAGGCCACCCAGGCGTGGAACGCCGACCTGCAGAAGGTCGCCGACCGCGTCGGCGGTGACGTCGCCGAAGCCCTCGCCTCCATGGGCAAGGAGGGCATGAAACTCGCCGACAAGATGGCCAACGGCTCCACCAAGTACATCAACGACATGGCCAAGGCCCTGCGCGACCTGCAGAAGACCGCCAAAGCCTCCCTGACGGACTACACGCGGCAGCTCACCAACGCCAACAAGGTCAACAAGGACTTCGCCGAGGACCTCGCCAAGCTGGCTTCGATGGGCTACGGCGACCTCGCCGCCCAGCTGGCCTCCCAGAACGATGAGGCCGCCCAGCAGCTCGCCGACGCCGCGGTGAAGGACAAGAAGAAGGCCGCGGCAGCGGACAAGCAGGCCAAGACCGCGAACAACGCGCTCACCGCCGACCAGGTGCAGTCCCTGGTGCAAATCATCGCCGCGATCAAGACCAGCAAGACCGGCATCCACGACGTCGCCGCCACCACCGGCCTGGGCGAAGACGAGATAATCGCCATCGCCAACAAGGCCAAAGCCCAGATCCACACCTCCCTCGGCTCCCGCGCCACCAAGTTCCTCCAGGACCTGGGCAAGGCCAACAAATTCCAGGCCTACGCCGACGGCGGTATCCGCTCCGGCATCTACGCCACCCGCGGCGGCCTGTACCGGTTCGCGGAGCCGGAGACCCACGGGGAAGCCTTCCTGCCGCTCGCGCCCAGCAAGCGCCGCTCCGCCCTACCGGTCCTCCACGACGTCGCCACCCGCTTCGGCCTCGGACTGACCGACGCACGCGCCACCCGCCCGGTCGTCATCGTCCGCGAATCCAGCCCCACCAACGTCAGCGTCACCGCCGTCCGCACCGGGGCCTCCGCATCGGACATCGCATCGCAGGTCGGCCGCTCGGTACGCCGGGCCCGCAGGGGAGGAGTGGCCGCCCGTGCCGCTTGAGGACTGGCAGTACGACATCGGAGGCGTCGTCATCGGCGCCGGCACCAACGTGCAGGTCATCGAGACCACCGGCCTCGGGCGCCCCCCAGTACGGGAGTCGGACGTGGACCAGCCGTCCATGGACGGCCAGTTCGCCGGTCCCGACTACTGGGCCGGACGGCAGATCCAGTTCGACGCCGCCATCAAGATCCCCGGCAATGCGGCCGCCTGCCACGACATGGTCGCCACGCTGCAGGCAGCCACCGACGCAGCCTCGGTGCGGCTGGTGGGCGGGCAAGGCCTGACGCTGCGCATCAAACGACCCGGCCGGCCGGTGAAACGCCTCACCGTCCGCGCCCGGAAACTGGACCCGGAATACCGCCAGGTCATCCACGGCTACGTGCCCCTCGACATCGAGCTCCTCGCCCACGATCCCACGCTCTACGCCGACGAGGTGTCCACCACGGAGCTTCCCCTCGGCTGGCTGACCGGGGGAGGGTTCGCCGCACCGGTGGCAGCCCCGATCTACGTGCAGGACGGGACCGTCGCCGCCGACCGGCCCGGCTGGGTCACCAACGCCGGGGACGCCGACGCGTGGCCGATCATCCGTATCACCGGCCCGTGCGCAAACGTCACGATCACCCACGTCGCATCCGGCCGATCCCTCGCCCTGCCCACCCTGAACCTGGCCGACGGCCGCTGGATCGAAATCGACACCCGGCCCGGCCACCGGACAGTGACCTGGGACAACGGCGGCAACGCCTCCACCTACCTGTCCCCAGGCTCCCGCATCGACCTGTTCTCCATCCCCCCGGGCACGTCGGAGATGCGGTGGACAGCGTTCGACAGCTCCAACTCCGCCCGCCTCAACATCACCTGGCGCGACGCCTACATAGCCCTCTAGGAGCCCCGACATGGCCTTGTTTCCCCGGCCCATCCTCACCAACGGGGCCACCCACAGCGCACAGCAGTTCCGCATGCTCGTCAGGGATCTCGCCAACGGCGCCGAAGGCATCACCCAAGGCGACGACCTGAAGGTAACCCAGCGCTCCACCCCCGGCGGCGGTGTCACCGTCGGAGACGGATCCGGCGTCATCCGCGGCCGCGCCAACGCATTCCAGGGCACCTACTCGGTGTGCAACATCGGCTCCGTCAACGTCGACATCGCCGCCACCGGCTCCGGCGCCGGACGCTCCGACATGGTCATCGTGCGGGTGGAAGACCCCGAGTACGAAGGCGACCTGAACCCCGAGGTCGACCAGATCGCCTACTTCCAGGTCATCCCTAACGTCTCCAGCTCCGCCACGACGATCCCCGACGGCCGGACCGGTATCCCGCTGGCCCGAATCGACATCCCCGCGTCCACCTCCACCATCACCAACGCAATGATCACCGACCTGCGGAAAGTCGCCAACCCCCGCAGGTCCCGCTTCTTGGACACCCAGTCGCCGGCCAGCATGAGCAGCGGCATCGGCGCCTCCACCGCCCCCGCCTACTTCTCCACCGCCGCCGGCCTGAGCATCCCGATCCCGGACTGGGCGACCAAAGCCATCGTGAAGATCGATGTCTCGCCTATCCGCTACGACCTGGGCAACTTCTGGGGCTACCTGTCCGCGACCTTCGGCGGCTCACTGGTGCTGGAGTCGACCACCCTCGACGACAACCAGGGCAGCGGAGTACGCCGGATCCCCGCCATCGTCGCCGACACACTGACCATCCCCGGCGCCTACCGCGGCACCAGCCAGCTTCTGCGGGTGCGAGCCGCAGCCGCCGATACCGGGCAAGCAGCCCGCATCTACGTCGACTCCGGCACCACCTTCGTGTACGACGTGCAGTTCGAGGAGGCCCCGCGGTGACCGTGGAGTCGCCCATGAGGGTCCTCACCCGGCACGCGGTCAGCGGGGCGTGGCTGTCGACCGCCCTGCCGGTCACAAATCTGGAGTACGGGCCCGAACTGTCCGGGCCAGGCGAACTACGCGGAGTCCTGTCCCCGCGACTCGTCGCCTCCAATCCCACGCTGGCCGACCCGGGCACCACGGAGATCTACGTGGAATCCGAGGGACAGCTGGAGTGGGGCGGTCTCATCTGGGACGTCCGCGAGCAGGGCAGCGACTACGCCATCGAGGCCGCCTCCTGGTCGTCGTATCTGCAGAAGCGATTCGACCTCGACGGAGAGCACGGCGGCCGCGGCCCCTACGTCTACACCGACCGCTGCCAGGTCATCCGCAACATCTGGGACTACGCCCAATCCGTCCAGGACGGCGACCTGGGCGTCGTCGTCGACTCCACCACCTCCACCTCTAAGGTCGGCACCCCGGCCGACGTGTGGCACTCCTACTGGTACGACACCAAGAGCCTGGGGGACCAGGTTGACGAGCTCGTATCCGACCAGGCCACCCCCGAGTACACCTGCACCACCAGCTGGAACGCTTCCAAGACCGACGTCATCAAGCGCATCCGGCTGGGCTGGCCGCGCCTCGGCGCCCGTCGCAGGGACATCGAGTTCTCCTCCGGCGTCAACATCATCGAAGAGCCTGAGAAAGCCCTCGCCGGCGACGACTATGCACAGGTCGTCATCGGCACCGGATCCGGCGACGGCTCCGCCAAGCTCCGCCAGGTCTCCGCCGTCCGCAACGGCCGCCTCCGCCTCGAGGCTGTCGCAGCCTTCCCCGAGGTCAAAAGTGCCGACATCCTCAAGCAGCGCACCGAGTGGGAGCGGGCCTGGCGGCAGACCCTCGGCAGTGTCGAACAGGTCGTCCTGCGCGACACCCCCGCCGCCCCGTTCGGGTCCTGGCAGGTCGGAGACGACGTCTACACCCGCATCCACAACGACTGGACCTCCTACACCGGCTGGTGCCGGATTACGGGCTGGTCCATCAAGCCGACCGCCCGCGGCGGCCCGCAGGCCGTCGTGTCGCTGAAGCCCGCCGAGATGTACACCTACGGAGGCCAGTGATGGACATCGGCCGTGAATTGCACGCCCTGCGCGCTCGCCTGGACCGCATCGAGGCCTCCGCCCGCCTGTCCCACGCCGCCATCGACAACACCGCTGTGGAAGTTCGGGACAACACCGGCAGCCTGCGTGGCCTGCTCGGCGTGCAGGCGGACGGCACCACCGCGGTGAACATCGTCAACGGGCCCCCGCCCCCGGCACCGTCCACGCCGATCCTCACCTCCGTCCTGGGCGGCATCACCGTCTCCTGGGACGGCGCCTTCGCCGACGGGGCGGTGATGCCGCTGGACTGGCAGCGCGTCGAAGTCCACGCCTCCACCACCACCGGCTTCACGCCCGACGCGGCCACGCTGCAGGGCACCATCGAATCCCCGCGCGGCTCCACCGTCGTCGTGGTCACCGACGACCCCGTGTACGTGCGGCTGCTGGCTCGCAACACCTCCGGAACCGCCAGCGCCCCCTCGACGCAGGCCGGCCCGCTGGGCCCGACACCGGTGGTCGCCGACGACATTCTCGACGGCATCGTCACCGAGACGAAGCTGGCCGCCGGCGCGGTCACCGAAGCTAAGATCGCCGCCAACGCGGTCGGCACCGTGGCGCTGCAGGAATCCGCGGTCCACGCGGAGAACCTCGCCGCGGCCGCCGTCGAAGTCGGGAAGATCGCCGACAATGCGGTGACCGGCCCGGCCATCGCCTCATCCGCGGTCTCGGCAGGGAAGATCGCAGCGAACGCGGTAACCGCCACCACCATCGCAGCGAACTCTGTGACCTCGGCGAAGGTTGCTGCTGGAGCCATCACCACCGACAAACTGACCGTCACCGGCGGCGCGAACATCCTCACCGATCCGTCCTTCGAAGGCGCCTACACCGCGGCCCTGGTCGCCGGATCCACGTTCGCCAGCCAGGACACTACCGCGGGAAACGGCTCACCCACCTCCCTGAAGATCGACGCCACCTCCGCCACTGCGGCCTTCCGGTCGGTGGCGCTCACCTCGGTAGCGACCCTGCCCGGCGAGCAGTGGAACCTGGCCGTCGACTACTGGGTATCGAACAACTGGGTCGGCACCGAGATCAGCATCCACGCCCGGTGGGAGACCGCCACCGGAGCGGTCGTCTCCTACAGCAAGGTCCTCGTCACCACCCCGGTAAGGGAGACCTGGACCCGCATCACCGGCACCGTCACCGCGCCGGCCACCACCGCCCGCATCGTGCCGAGGGTCGAGTCCGGCTCCGCAACGGCCGGCTTCGTGCGCTTCGACAACGCCACGGTGCGGCCCGTCCTCGGCGGCACCCAGATCCAAGACGGCGCCATCACCACCCAGAAGGTGGTGGCCGGGGCGATCCAGACGGCGCAGCTGGACGCGGGCGCCGTCAATGCCGACAAGATCGCATCCGGTGCGGTCACCACCGCCAAACTCGACGCGCTCGCCGTCACCAGCGACAAGATCGCAGCGAACTCCATCACCGCCAGCAAAATCCTCGCCGGAGCGGTCGACGCCACCGCCCTCGCCGCGGACGCCATCACCGGCAAGACCATCACCGGCGGCACCATCACCGGCGCCCTCATCCAGACCGCCGCGTCCGGACAGCGCATCACCCTCAACGAGGCAGGCGCCAACAAGGTCCTCGTCTACGACGCCACCCGCCCCGTAGCGGAGATATCGGCCCTCGGCCTGGGCCTGGTCGGCACCGGCGGCGCCAAGATGGTCCTCGACCCCAACGCCGTGTATCCGACGCTCCGCCTGACCAACGCCGCCGGCACCAACGAAGCGGTGCTGAACGTCGTGGAGAACACCCCCGGAAGTGCCAACCCCGGCCTGAACACCGGAAAGTTCACCGCCTCCGGGTTCACGGACATGAAGTGGCGCACCTTCATGGGCGAAGACTTCGCCGTCATCGAACGCATCCGCGACAGCAACAACAGCACCGTCATCGGCGGCCGCCTGGACCTGCGCCACGACTACGCGGGCATCGCCTTCATGGACTCCACCGACACCACCCGCTACGCCGACGTCGTCCTGACCCCCGGCCTAGCGAAAACCCGGGCCCGCGCCATCATCCAACCCAGCATCGGCGACGCCAACAGCGTGCTGTTCCTGCAGCCCGGCCCCTCCCACACCGGATACGTGCTGCGCTGCTGGGACCCCGACAACAGCACCTACCGGTTCGCCATCGACCGGCTCGGCAACACCGACATCAACGGCATCCTCTCCGCGGGGAACATCGCCGCCGGCCGCGTCAGCATCGTTCCCACCGCTAACGTCCCCACCTCCGTGAACGTCACCGGCCTGAACCTGAAAGGCACCAACATCCGGGTCATGGCCACTGCTGCCACGACCGTGCCCGGCACCCAGGTCACTGGCGTCGGCGTCTCCGCCCAGACCTCAACCGGCTTCACGGTCTGGGTCACTCGCACCAACACCAACACCACCTTCATCGATTGGCTGGCCTTCGGCGTATGAGCACTGAACTTGAGCCCACATCACCCACCCCCGAGCCGGTCCCGGACCCGCAGGAGGAACAACCTGACCCGCCGACGGATCCTGAGCCGATCGTCGTCGAGCCGGAGCCGGAGGAGGACACCACGCCCCCTCCCGCACCAGACGGCACACTCGGCACCGTCGTCAAGGTGGAACCCGGCACCTGGTACGAGGTCACCTCCGTGTGCACCACCGCCACCTGCCCCAACCTCAACACGTCCACGACGGAGCCGATGGTGTACTCCAACGCGGGAAGCATCCGCATGGTGTGCGGCCGCTGCGGAGCGAACCGGCCCATCCTCACCGTGACCAAGCTGGACCCGCAGCCCGAGATGTCCTAGCCGTCGCTGTCCGGGCTGGGGGAACGCCCGGCCCGGACGGCCATACCCTGATCACTGGGCGACCCTCAGCCCGCAGATCCACCCTTGAGGGACGGCCGCACGCAGCGGCCCGCCACCACATTCACCTGGGCGCGGGGAAGATCCAGGAGACCGGGCCATGCCCGATCCGACCACACAGCAGGACGAGCAGACGGCTGCCCGCAAGAAGCCGACCCCGGTCACCGCGGAGCCCGAGACGGCCGTCCCGCAGCCGGCCGCCACCGACACCACCACCGCGCTCTACGAGCCGTACCCGGGAGCCGAGTTCTTCCACGGCGGACGGCACAGCCCGATCGTCACCGCGATGGCCCGCCGTCTCGAGGCCGAAGGCTGCACCGACGGCCGCTACCTGGGCCCCGACTGGACCAACGCCCACCGCGACGCCTTCGCCACCTGGCAGAAGCAACTGCGCCCCAAGGAGGGCGGCGACGTCTCCGGCACCCCCGACAAGGTCGCCTGGGAACGCCTCCAGGTCCCGCGCGTCAGCCCCCGCGCGGAGGAGACGCGATGAAGATCGTCACCCGCAAGCAGCTCGGCTGGCCCGCCTCCGCCGCCCCGGCCCAATCCTCAACCAAGGGCGTCAAGGTCCACTACGAAGGCACCCCAGTCTCCACCCGGCTCCTGGACGACCACAACGCGTGCATCGCCGAGTGGAAGGCCATCCGTGCCTCGCACCTGGCGAACAAGGCCGAGAACTACAGCGACGTCGCCTACAACTACGCCGCCTGCCCCCACGGCTACCTCCTCGAGGGACGCGGTATCGGCAAGCGCACCGGCGCCAACGGCAACCAGGCCCTCAACCAGGCCCACTACGCCATCGTCGGACTGGTCGGCTCCGAGGGCCTGACCGAACCCACCGACGCCATGCTCTCCGCGATCCGCGACGGCATCGAACTGCTCCGCAAGCACGGCGCCGGCAACGAGATCAAGGGACACCGCGACGGCTACGCCACCGCCTGCCCCGGCCCCCGGCTGTACGCCTGGGTCCAAAAGGGCGCCCCACGGCCCGGCAACACCACGCCCGAGACGCCGACCGCCAACACCTACACGGTCAAGGACGGCGACACCCTCACCAGCATCGGCCGCGCCCTGAGCGTCGACTGGACGGTCCTCGCCGTCGCCAACGACATCAAGCCCCCCTACGTCATCCGCCCCGGCCAGAAGCTGAACGTCTCCGGCAAGGGCGCACCGCAGCCGAAGCCGCCCGCACCGAGCGGGCCGAAGTTCCCGGGCCGCGACTACTTCAAGCCCGGCGCCAACAACAAGTACGTCACCCAACTCGGCCAGCAGCTCGTCCGTAAGGGCTACGGGCGCTTCTACAAGGTTGGCCCAGGCCCCCGCTGGGGCGAAGCCGACCGGCAGGCCGTACAGGCCTTCCAGCGTGCCCAGAAGTGGACCGGCTCCGACGCCGACGGCTACCCCGGCCCCGAAACGTGGAAGCGGCTCTTCTCGTGACCGCCCTTCCCTCTGGCAAGACCCGCCTTCCGACAAGGAGAACCCCATGAAGCCCACCCTGATCTTCGGGCGAGAGCCGTCCGTGATCCTTGGCGCCGTCGCCATCGCCGTGCAGTTCGTGTCCGCATTCGTCATCAACGTCAGCGCGAACACCCAGACCGCCATCAACGCCGCCGCCGCCGCGCTGGTCGGCTTCATCGTGGCCTACATGGTCAAGGACGAGGGCACCTTCGCGGCGTTCGTCGGCCTCGGCCAGGCCGCCCTGGCGCTCGCGCTGAACCTGGGATGGGACCTGTCGGCCGACAAGCAGGCCGCGCTCATGGCGCTGTTCACCCTCGTCGGACAGTTCTGGCTGGTCCGGGACCGGGTCACCGCACCGGTAACCCGCGAGGGCCTGCGCCTCGCGGCCTGACCGGAACCCCGCCATGAGCGACGAGCCGACCCCCGGAGAAATGGTCCGGCGTCTCGAAGATCGGCTCGCCGACGTCCGCGACGACATCCAGCAACTCGGCCGGCGCATGGACGAGAAGGTCGACCAGCGCATCTACGACCTTCGACACGAGGCACTGTCCGGGCGGGTGTCGACGCTGGAGACCCTTCGAGAAAAGGACACCGAGAAGCTGGTGGCCACCCGCAGGTGGCTGATCGGAGCCGTTGTGGTGCCGCTCATCGGGATCTTCCTTCCCGTCGTCCTCCTACTGGCGCGGGGGACAGGGTGAGTCGAGCGCAGATCCGGGCGCAGGAGAAACGCCGCCGCCGCGGCGACGGGCTGGCCGTCGTCGCGGCCATCGTGCTGGGCGCGACCGTTTGCTGGATCCTGCTGGAGGTCCTGGCGCTGCAGGACGACCTGCGGGCATCGAACGAAGCCCGCGACGCGCTGGCCGAGCAGGTCCAGTCCCTGGGCGAGAAGCCGATAGCCGGGCCGCCCGGGTCGCGAGGAGAACCCGGCAAGAGCGCAGAGGGCCAGCAGGGGCCGTCCGGACCGCCCGGCCCGTCAGGGCCCGCCGGGAAAGACGCTCCGACCATCACCCCCAGTCCTGGACCGCCCGGCCCGCAGGGCCCCGTGGGCCCTGCCGGCGCCGACTCCACGATCCCCGGACCGGCCGGACCCACGGGCCCGGCCGGGCAGGACGGAGCACCCGGCCAGGATGGTCAGGACGGGCAGGACGGCGCCGACGGTGCTGATGGAAGCGATGGGGCGCCGCCCAGCGAGTGGACGTTCACCGACCAGGACGGCAACACCTACCGGTGCGTACCAGTGTCGGACTTCGACCCAGCGCAGCCTCGCTACCAGTGCACGCAGACGTCCACAGCTCAGCCGGACCCCGAACCGTCCCCTACCCAGCAGCCCACCCCGTCGGACACGCCGTCCTCGCCGGGGCTGTTGATGCCGCTGTCCCTTCTCGACCGCCGCCGCGACTAGGAGACCAAGATGACCACGGTGACCGGGAAGCTGATCGGGCCGCGCTGGCGGCCGCCCTTGACCAGCAGGGCATGATCAACGACCAGACCACCGCCTGACCCCCTGCTATGGAGCGATGCGCCCGTTGGCGTTGAACGCGGCGTGGGTGAGCGGCATCAGCCGGGCCCACTCGGCTTCCATCTTCTCTGCAACCATCTCGATCTCGCGCTGCGGGCTGGACTTGATCGCGGCCGCGGGATGGGTGGTGCGCAGCCCCAGGAAGTGCATCAGCGACCGGGCGTTGCACGTGGCGTAGGCCGATGAGTACAGGCCGACCGGCAGGACGGAGCGAGCCACCTCCCGGGCGACGCCGGCCGCGAGCATCGCCTGGTACCCGTCGTACGCCTGCCGGTAGGCATTCACCATCACCCGGTCGACGAGCTCGTGCTGGGCTGCGGTGCCAGGCTCGAACCGGTAGTGGCCGGCCTTACCGACCTGGACCAGGCGCCGGTCCGGGCCCGGGATGTAGAAGACGGGCTGGAGCTCCCGGTAGCGGCCGCTCTCCTCGTTGTACGACCAGCCGACGCGGTGCCGCATGAACTCGCGGAAGACGAAGATCGGGGCGCTGATGAGGAAGGTCATCGACGTGTGTTCCCAGGGTGATCCGTGCCGCGACCGCATCAGGTAGTTGATCAGTCCCTTCGACCGCTCGGGGTCCTTGCCGATCTCGTCGATGGACTGCTCGCCGAGGGTGGAGACGCGGGCGGCGAAGAGGACGTCGGCGTCGGATGCGGTGTGCTTGACCAGCTCGACGGTGACATCACTGAGGAAGACCGGCTCAACGGCGGGGGAGGGGGCGTCGGACACGGGCAGGCTCCGTTCGGGAGGGCGGTACGCCCATCGTCCCGGCCCCGGCGCGAGTCGTTCCCTCCGCACGCTCGTACGATGGCCGCATGAGCACCCCCACCTCCGACAGACCCAAGCCGCCCACCCCTGAGTGCGCTCCGTCGCAGGTCGGGCCGTGTTCAAAGTGTCAGGAGCCGTGCCACCGGTACGGCCTAGGCGGGTGCCCGCTGTGCGTGGTCTGTCAGCGGGAACTGGAGGAGTGGCGGGCCAAGCAGAAGGCCTGAGCCCCAGGGCGTTGTCAGTGGCCGCAGGTACCGTTGATGCAGTTCGGGCTGCCGTGGGCCAAAGGAGGCCCATGACGGGCGGCAGTCCTGTACGCGGGGAGGCCAGATGGCCAAGAGCGGTGGATTCAAGTTCTCGGCGAGCGATCAGCGGAAGCTGGAACGGGCGGTGAAGAAGGAGGCGTCGAAGGCACTGCGCCCGCTGGCTGCTGATCTGGAGTCGATGCTGAACGGCATGTCGGGCGAGTTCGAGGGGCGCCCGGTGGAGGAGATCAAGCTGGTGCTGGCTCAGCGCTGGGCGAAGGCGACGCCGGGCGGGTCGATCACGGAGCCAGAGCTGACGCAGTACGCGGAGCAGATCGCGGCTGGCGGCTCGTTCAGGATGCGGACCTGACCACCGGTAGCCTGCATGACGGTGCCCCGCCTGCTTACCTCAGGCGGGGCACCGTCGCGTTCGGGGTCGGCGTCCTCACTTCTCGTCCCGGTCGAAGGTGACGGTCATGGCGTCGGGGGAGAGCATCTCCATGTCATAGCCCCACGCTGCGGCGCGGTCCTGTTCTAGGCTCTCCGGGTCCTGGTCGGCCATGTGCTGTGTGAGGGCGTCAACAGCCGCGCGTGTAGCCGCGAGCTGAGCGCGCGCAGTGTTGACTACGACGATCCGCCCCAAGCTCTCGCGGGTCGCGTACTGGGGGTCTGCGGTTACTCCGTCACCGGGATTGAACGCGGGGGTCGGCTCACTCATGGTTGCTGTCCTCACTTCTCGGTGGCGCGGTCAGTTCCAAAGGCGGTACGCCAGGCGCTCATCAGATCACGACGCGTCATCTCAGAGACGCATTCTCCGGCCATAGCCGCCATGAGCGCACAGCTGAACGCGTCGTTGGCCTCCCAGAAAGGGCCACCCTTCGACCACGTGTGCTCAGTGGCCGCATCGCACGCCTCAGCGGCGTCACTCCAGTCGGCCAGCCCAGTTCCAGATAGCGCAGCATGCGCCTCCTCCAGGTCAAGCTCCCAGTTCGGGCCCAGTGCATAGGAGGCGATTTTCTCCGCCTGTTCCCGGGTGAGATTGGCAGCCTGCTGAAGGACGACAGTGACGTCCCGCCAGTTCTTGCCGAGCAGCAGGGCGAGATCAGCGTCGGTGCAGTTCTCCGGGTCGGCGGCACGAGCATGCTGGGCCAGGATCTCGGTGACTCGCTCGTCCAAATCGCTCAGCTCGTAGCTCATGCTCGGTGCCCTCACTTCTCGGTGGCGCGGTCGGCCGCTTGCAGGGCTCGGATCTCGGCGGCGGTGACCGTCTCGAAGTGCCACCAGCGGCCGCCCTCCCACTGCTCAACCTTCGCGCTGTCGGCAGGACTGTCGCCCCCGAGGCTTGCCCGCACAAATGCGAAGGCCTTCGCCTCGCTGGTGAACGGAGAGGTGGCCGTCACCTCCGGACCGGTCACCGTCACACGCCACGGCTTCGACGGCTTCTTCACGGTCATGGGCGTCTCACTCTCCCTTGTGGTGTCGGTTGACGTGGTTGTTGATGGACTCGCGGGCGCCCCGGTAGCCGCAGCCGCGCGGGCACTCCTGCCAGAGTCCCTTGTCGACGGCGGCCTTGGTGACGGAGTGGTCCTGGTCGGGGCCGTAGCCGTGGGCGTGGAGCATCTGGGCGACGGAGGCGTCGTGGTGGATGGCGAGGAACGCGGCTTCGGCGGTCTTGTCGTGTCCGGCGGCGAAGTACCGGCCGTAGCCGATCTCCTTGCCGCAGCCGCAGTAGCAGCGGCCGGTCGGCTGGGCGGTGGTGTCACTCACGGGCGCGTCCTCAGAATTGGTTGGGCTGGAGGTCGAAGGTGACGGCGACTCCGCCTCGGGCACGCGGGTCCTTCTCGTCGATGAAGCTGCGGATCTTGTTGAACATGTCCAGGCGGGTCGCACCCTCCGGAGGCGTCCACGTTCCCTGGTAGCTGTTCACGTAGAGGCCACCCTCGTTGGCGTTCTGGATGACCATGAGCCAGAAGTGCGAGCCCTGCTGCTCCTCGGAAGCTGTCATGCCGTCAGACTAGCCCCCCTTGGAACTCTTGGCAAGGCTTGGAATCCAAGGATGTTTAGAGTTTGGGGAGCGTACCCCCTAAGGAAAGCGCCGAGGTGGCCGGAGCGCAGAATCGCCCCTGACGAAGATTCTGACGGCCCGTCATGCGCGATAAGCTCACATGCGCCGCATCTCATACGCCGTTCGCCCGTTGACCATGCGTGCGTGCTGAAGAACGACGACGACTCCTCGGTGACGAAGTCATCGCCCACATCGGTGCCCGCGTGGCGGAAACTCCGGAGGCGCCTCCGGAGGTCCTAGACACGCTGCGGCTCATCTTCGCCAACCCCGCGAGGCGCCGAGACCAGGGCAACGGAGCCGCTCCCTCTAGATAATGTTCCATACGTCCAGGGATGTTCGACGAAGGGAACACTCGGCCCCGATTGCGAGACCATGGCCTGGTGACCGCCTACGAACTGGACGTCCCGGAACTGCGTCGCCGTCTTGATGCCCGTCGCCGCGAACGTGGCCTGTCCTGGCGTGACCTCGCAGAGACGGTGGATGTGTCGCCGTCCACGTTCTCCCGTATCGCGGATGGTCGCCGGCCGGACGCTGACGCTCTCGTCTCTCTCCTGGTCTGGCTCGACCTGGACACGGACATCGCCTACCTCGTCAAGCCGAAGGGCTCCGCATGACCGACCAGCTGCCGCCCGCCCTGCGCTCCCTCCTCGAAGGAAAGAACGCCGAACTCAAGCAGCATCACCTGGCCGCCCGGATCGGCGACTTGCAGGGATCCCGCGTCCAGGAGGTCCGCGACGTCTTGATGCAGTGGGCGCCGCAGCAGGGCACCCCGATGTACGAGTTGTGGCTTGCCGTGAAGCGGGCAACCGAGATGTACGAGGACCAGATCAACGCGATCCGCAAGGAGAGCTACCGGGCGATCCCCGGCGTCGTTGACCCGGACTACCGGCGAGGCGACTGACGGGCCGGCGCAGGATCGCTCTGAGGGATGCGCATAACGTGTGTTTCGCGTCCAGGGAACATGGGCTCTGACGCGTGGGACCGTAGGCACGTCGCCCTCGCCCCCGGAGGAAGCCATGGGACATCGCCCCTACCCGAATGCCGACCGTGCCCGCCGATACGTCGATGCCCGACACGGAAGCTCCTGCCCCCGCTGCGGCCACCGGGCTAGCGTCCACCCGTACAAGCACGGGCAGTTCGTGTGCAGGCGCTCCCGCGACGGCATGCCGTCGTGCCGTGAGTGCTCCGCTCGACTCATGCGCCTGAGGGCGGGCCCGCTGCGAGGACTCGTCGAGAGCGGAGCGCAGCTCCACATCACCATGCCGGCCATTCAGGTCATGCCGCCTTCCAGGGCCCTCGCGGTCCGGTCAGTCCAGGAGTTGCTGCTTCAGGCTCGCCCGCGTCGCGCATAGCTCCCGCGTAGGGATCATCGTCTGTGGCGTCGGATAACCTCTCCTTATCCGATCACATAGGGGAGAGGCCCCAATGACGTTCGCCCGACAGCTCCAGACCGCCCGCCTGCTCCTTGCCTTCTTCGCCGGACTGGCCGCTGCCTCCATCCTGCTCAGCATCGTCAACCGACAGTGGATCACCCTGGCCATCCAACTGCCCGTCATGACCGCCCTCGGCTGGCTCATCCACGCACAATGGCGGGCACTGACCCGCCAACGCGACCTCGCCGACCTCGCGGAACAACTCCGGAAGGTGAGCCGCGACGTCCCTGCCGGAATGGACCGGCTCTACACCAGCGTGCTATCGACAACGGCTGTGCACTGCCATCCCAACGCAGGCAGCGGCTTCGACCAGTTCTCCCGCATCAACGTGGACGACATTGAGAGCATCGGCCGGATGCAGGCTGGTGACATCGCCACCCTGCCAGCCGTCACCTACCGAGTGCGCCGATCCTTCCCCGTGATCTGGCGGCACGTGTGGGCCGACCGCGCCATCATGAACCGCAGCGAAGAGTTCACCCGCCTTCCTCAGCAGACCACCGGATACAGGAATGTCCTCAAACTTCTCCTGCTGAACCACCGCACCGGGGTCCTCTTTCCCGACCGCGAGGAACTGGCCGACCTGCTCCGCATGGTGGAGAACGCTGACCACGCCCGTGACATCCCCAGGGCAACGAAGTGACCGAGCTCGCCCCTACCACCAGACCCGAGCGCGCCGCCCTGATCCAGAAGTGGGCCGCACGGCACGGCATCGACACCGCCCACCGCCTCGCCCAAGCCGAAGACCTCGCCGACGCCGTCCGCCGCGAGATCGCTGCCGAGAACACCGAAGACACCTACACCAAGGCCTGGCGGGTGTGGGAACGCTTCACCACCACCCAGAGCCTGCCCCTCCTCGAGGGCTCCCGCGGCGCGCTCGTCGCCTATGTCGCCTGGATGCTCCGCCAAGGCCAAACCAACGGCACCGGCTACGCCCCCAGCTCCGCCTCCACCATCCTCGCCGGAACCGTCGTCGAACTCCGGCGCCGCGGCGTCACCGTCACCCGTGACGACCAAGCCGAAGCACGCACCGCTCTCGAGGGCCTGGCCGTCAAGCTGCTGAAGAACAAGGAACGCCGCGGCCGCGGCAAAGCCGCCGCGGCCCAGGTCCCCGACCTCTACCGCGTCGTCCGCGCCTGCCCCGACACCCTTGCCGGCCACCGGGACAGGGCCCTCATCCTCACCAGTTTCCACTACGCTGCCCGCGCCCAGGACCCCGCTGGCTTGCTCGCCCGAGACGTGACCCTTCACCCGCGCGGCCTGATCATCTCCATCCTCACCGGCAAGACCAAGCACAGCGTCCGCGACGCCAAGATCCTCTACCAGAAGGACCCAGAGATCTGCCCCGTCGAAGCGTGGAAGGCGTACCGGGAACGCCTGGCCGCCGACGCCGACCCCAAGTGGTCGGCTCCGGACGCGCCCGCGTTCGTCGGCATCAACCGCTGGGACGCTGTTACCGGGGGCATGGTCCCCGACTCCGTCACCCGCGCCATCAAACGCATCTCGGTGCGAGCCGGCGTCAAGCTCGCCTGGACCGGTCACAGCCTCCGCATCGGCCACGCCTCCACCGCCCGAAAGCAGGGCAAGGACGCCATCGTCATCGCCGACCAGGGCGGCTGGGCCCGACACTCCCGCTCCATGAACGGCTACTTCCAGATCGAGGACGGCTGGGACGACAACTCCACCGCCGACCTCACCTGACGGCCACTGAGAGGTCAGGTCTCGTCCGGTGTCTGCGCAAGGCGTAGTGCGATCTGGCGCAGCAGGTCAGCTGTGCCGATATCGGTGCGCCCGGCATCATGCACGCTGGCGAGCTCGGAGAAGAGGAAGGCGAACGCGCTCATGATGCGCACGGTGCAGGCCACAGATGCTTGGGCGACCAGGTCCCCAGCCTGCTTCGCGGTAGCGTCAGATGGGACGGTGACGGTCGGCAGCATCTCGTTGAACAGCGATCCGATGGAGTTGTCGAGCCGATAGTCCGCTTCGATGTCTTCGGTCATAGCGTCGTACAGGCCGCGCGACTCGGTGAGGATGCCTATGGCACGGAGGATGACCTCGTTCTGGTGCATGGGCGCAGCGTAGTTCGCTACCCGCTTGCCGGCAGGTCCCAGAATCCGGTGTGGGCGAGGGTGTCGGCGGTGACCGGGGGTGTGCGTTCGGCGAGGAGCGGGTGGGTGGCGGCCATCTGCCGGATGATCAGGTTGGGGTAGCCGGACTCGATGGGGCGGCCGCCCTGGACGGTGATGAGGGTGTGGACGCCGTCGTCCGGGCGGATGCGGTGCGGCAGGTACTCCTTCAACGCGGCGACGGTGAGCGGTTCGAGGACGTGTTTCTTGCCGACGTTCTCGTATTCGTAGTCGGGGGCGCGGACTTCCCAGGTGCCGTCGCCGAGGTCGTAGAGGTGGCGCATGTCGACGCGGGCGACTTCGGCGGGCCGGAGGCCTTCGAGGAGGAGGTAGGCGATGAGGCGGTCGCGGCGGTAGTGGCGGGCGCGGTCGGGTCCCCACATGCCGATGCAGGTGAGGAACACGGCGCGTTCCATGGGGGTGAGGCGGCGTGGTGGGGTGGCGTCGCGGTCGACTCCGGAGCGGAGCATGGTGAGGTCGGGGACCAGGCGGATGGCGCCGCGGTCTTTGACGGCCTCGTAGAACTGGGTGAGGGCGGTGATGCGCCGGTCGTGGGTGAGTGCGGCGGCGCGGTGGTGTTCGGCAACGTGGGCGAGGGCGGCGGGCCCGTCGAAGGGCCGCCCGTCGAGCTGCTCCACGAGGTAGGTGCCGGCCCAGGCGGCGATGTGCTCGATGCCGCAGTCGAAGGGGTCCACGGGCGGCTGTTGTGTGGCGCACCAGGTGAGCCAGCGGGTGACCTCACGCTGGTATTCGATGCGGCTGGAGGAGCGCAGGGGCGCCGTGCTGAGCCAGTCGTCCAGGAGCGTGAGGGGGTCCATGAGCCCTCAGTATGCCCGCCCCGCACCATAGATCAAGATCCTTAGTAAAACCTCGGGCCCCACTCCACTAGGGGAGGGCGCGTGGGCGAGGGGCTGGGTCGGGCCCGGGCCCTGTACCACGACGGGCGGTTGGGGGTGGGGGTCTCCCGAGGTTTTACTGAAAGATCACGTTCCGGATGGGGCGGGCCCTCACGGGTCTCTTCGCGGTGCTGAGAGCACGCTATGCCCGAACCGGCGGAGCATTCCCCCCGCTCTGCTGCGGCGTGTCCCCAAGCCGGTTTCCCCGTTCGGCTACCGGCGCCGGCACTGCGGCCGCTAGGGTCTTCGCCAGAGCCCTTTCTCAAGCTCGCGTGTCGAACGAGCGGGCGGACCACTCCTGACGGGAGTGGTTCTCCTGCGCCCAGTAGATACGCATACGAGAAAGGAATCCTCTTGGAGAAGAAGCGCAAGCCAATCATCACCTGGCCCCGTGTCAGGCGGGCCCTAGCCAAGGTGGCAGGTGTCGTACTCACCAAGGCCATCTGGGAATGGCTGGACCTGTAGAGGCGAGGAAGGGCTTACGGGGAACCACCCCGGGAGTACGACCCGGGGCCCCGGCCACCCATCCTGACGCCCCCACTACAGGCCGGGTATGGGGTCTTGGTCCACGTCGTGCCGGTCGTATCCGTGGCGCGGCTCCGGATCGCACTCGGGCCCTAGCCGGCGCTGACGGCTGATCGGGTCGGTCAGTTCCTTCTTGCAGTCGCGGCACCACACCCGGGCAGACCCGCCGGGGTCGATGAGCAGCGCTTCCTGTCGTTGGCTGTCCATGACTCCAGTGTCTTCCTGAAGAGGCCTAGCGGCGTGAAGAGATCGGATAGTACGCTGCGCGTGCGCAATCACTGTGAGTTGAGGCCACCCCCGTTTCGGGAGGTGGCCCTCGTCATACTCGGGTCAGAACGGTCCGTTGCTGGTGATCGGAGTGCCGGGAGCCGGTTCGCCGTCCCAGACGGTTTCCTCGACGCTGGCATCCGGTTCGGGGTCCTGATCCAGGGGGCGGTGGTTGGCGGTGTCGTCGCTCATCGGGCGGTCTCCTTGCTGGTGGTCAGCTGCTGGCAGTAGGCGCTGTCGGCCTGGTGGCGTTCCGTGGCGGGGTTGCGGCGGTGACCGTGGTCGGGGCAGGTGTCCTTGCGGATGATGCCGCCGCAAGCCTGGAGGGGGCAGCAGCAGGCGTCACTGGGCTGGGTGTAGGGAATGTCGTGCCAGATCACGGTTCCTGGTCTTCCTTCTCGCGAGGTGCTGTAACAGAGTCTCCCGATTGTCCTGTGGTTGTGCAGCGGCACTCGTCGTCCCAGTAGTCCGGGTCGATGGCCGGCGGGCGGAAGTCGGTGGGCAGCAGGTGGCCGCGATCGCACTGGTAGCCGGGTTTGCCGGTGGTGAGGAGGAGGTGGACGCGGGTGGCGATCTCGGCCGGGGTGGCGGCGTCGAGGGGCTGCGGGTCGCCGACGAGGTCGGCCCGGCCGAGTCCCCAGTCGACGCCGGTTCGCTCGCTCCAGCCGATGACGAGCTGCTCGCCGGGGTCGGCGTCCAGGGCGCGCATCGAGGCGGGGGTGAGGTCGATGACGACGGCCGACTCGTGGCAGTCGGTCACCTCGTGGCCGAACGCCTCGATGGCGTCGGCGACCTGACGGATCCAGGTGTCGGGCATCTCGTCGATGATCTGCATCGGGTTCCTTTCAGCGCTGGAGGCGCGGCAGGGGGATGAAGTATTCGTAGCCGTCGGGCAGGGGGTGCAGGGCGCACCAGGCCTTGATGGCGTTGCGCCAGGCCGCGGCGGGCAGGATGCCGGCGCAGGTTTCCTGAAGCGGGGTCCAGGAGTGGCCGGTGGTGCTCTCGACGCACAGGCGGAGGGTGTACTTGGTGTCCACGTGAGCTCCTAGGCGGCGAGGTCGGTCTGCTGACGGGTGAGGGGCCGGGTGGGGAGGTAGTCGCGGCCGAGTTCGCGGGCGATGAGCTGCTGCTCGCTGCGGACCACGATGCCGCGTCCGGCGGGGGTCGTTGCCTCCGGCCGGTCGAGGACGAAGCCGATCCGGTGGGCTACAGGCACTGTTCATCTGCAAGGTCGCCGTACAGTTCCAGGATTTGCCTGGCCCAGACGATCTTGTCTCGGACTCTCTGCCCAGGGGGCTGAAAGGTGGACCAGAGCTCCAGATTCTCCGGTCTGTTGTCGTCGCGTACGCCGTTGCGGTGATGTACGTTCTCGTGTGGCAGGAGGGGTCGCCCCAACATCTCGGACATCACCACCACGTGCTCTTGGACGTACCCGTACTTGCTTGCATTCGGGTGGTCGGGGAGCCGCATGTGGCGGTATCCCTTGGCGCAGACGGTCCACCCCTTCCAGGCCGGGTGCCTGGTGCCTTTGCGCCCACAGGACTTGCACAGCCCGGTCGTTGAGCCGTAGCTGAGTGGCTTACCGCAGCCGCCGCACGTCCTGCCAGCCTTGGCGTTCCTTGCCTTATACAGACAGGGATGGCACTTCCTATGACTGTTCCCCAACTTTCGGACCTCGCCGCATGCGCTGCATTTTCCTTCGATCGGCATCTTCCGGTTCTCCTGGTCAGGCCGCGAGCGCGAGGTGGGCAGCCACGGCCTTGTACGCGGGCTTCCGGGGCCGGTAGAGGACGGCAATGGCGGCAACCTGGGCGGTCGTGTACCTGGTGCAGGTGCGGGCGCGGCCCTTGCGGTAGGAGACGTCAGCCTCGCCGTGAATGCCGAGCTTGGTGGCGTTCTTGCGAAGGGAGCTGGCGACGGTGCGGGCTTCGCGGGGGATGAGGCCAGCGGCGATGCAGTGGGTGGCGAGGGTGCCGTTGCCGTTACGTCGGATCTTGGCGGCGGCTCGCTGGGTGCGTGTGCGGTTCCGGATGGTCTGGCGGGCCTGTCGGCTGCTGCCGTTCATCGGTGTCCCCCTTGGTTGGTGCGGTGTGGTTCCACCGTAACCCAATACGCATTGCATTGCAATGTATATGGCTGTACTGTTGAGGTTGTTGGGGCGCCGCTCCGACCGCCACCCTTCGGGCATGGCGTTGCAATGCAGATTGGAGGAAACTGGTGGCCAACGCCCCCACGCGTCCGCCTGGCCACGCTCGGTTCGGGCGGCGCCCGCCGAAAGGACACCGCCGCGTGCCTCGCCCCATGCGCGACCGCCTGCTGACCGCCGCCGACCGTCTGGAGGAGGCCGGCTACCCGGACTCTGCCGCGGACGTTCGGGCCGTTGCCGCTCCGGGCGGTTGGACGATGCTGCGGTCCACGGAGAGTTCCGGCGGGACGAACCTGCCGCTGACGATCGACCGGGATCTGCGTGACCAGTTGAAGGCGAGGGCCGACGAGTTCGGTGTGACGCTGGGGTCGGTGGTCGCGGACGGGTTCCGGAAGGTGCTGGCGGGTGAGTGGCTGCCTCCGAGGCTGGCGCCGGGCCCGACGGCGAACAAGGTCGTGCTGAACGTTCGCGTGGATGACGCGCTGCGTAAGCAGATCGACGCCCGCAAGGCCGAGCTGACGAAGGAGGCCGGCCACCGAGTGACTCAGTCGTCGATCGCGATTGCGTGGATGGCTGAGGAGCTGGGTGTCGATTACGTGACCGTTGAGGACCAGGTCCGTGGGCTCGAGGCTGAGGCGGCGAAGTACGCCCGCAAGCCGAAGGCCGAGTAGCGGCTTTCTGGGGCGGGCCGGTGTGGATGCCGATGCCCGGGCCGGCCTGTCGCCCCACCTTTCACTGAGCACAACCTCATAGGAGAGACCTCACATGGCGAATGCCATTGAGGCCCCCGCCGGTACGATGGCGGAGGGCCCGACCTCGCACACCCAAATCCAGGCCGCCGGACTCGCCGTCCTGCGGGCCGCATTCCCCACTGAGCAGATCCAGCAGCTTCCCCGCCTGAAGTGCCCCCAGTGCCGGGATTCGCGGACCAAGGTCTGTGAGAACCCGCGGCACGCTAAGGCGGAGTGCAAGATCTGCGGGAACTACGTCAGCGTCTATCACCTACACCTGGACTACGTCGGCCACGCCGAGCTGACGAACCGGCTCCTGGACGCCGACCCGCTGTGGTCCTGGGAGCCGCTGGCGCTCGACCAGCGTGGCCTGCCCGCCTTCGACGACAACGGTGGCCTGTGGATCCGGCTGACGGTGTGCGGGCACACCCGGCTGGGTTACGGCGACTCGCAGGGCAAGCGTGGTCCGAACGCGGTGAAGGAGGCCATCGGCGACGCGCTGCGGAACGCGGCGATGCGGTTCGGTGCTGCGCTGGATCTGTGGGCGAAGTCGGACCTGCGGGAGGCGCAGACGGAGCACCCGAAGACCGCGGAGGACGACGGATACGTCAGCGACCGGCCGCCGGCCCCGGCCCGTCTGGAACAGCCCGCACCGGCCCGGGCGGAGCAGGGCGAGAAGCGGCAGGAGACCCGTGAGGAGGCGTTCGCGCGGCTGACGGAGCAGTACCGCAACTGCTGGGGCAACGCCCTGGCTCTGGGACAGATCCGTCTCGAGGGCAAGAACCTCGGGTTCTCGAAGGAGCGGGTGCAGGGGCCGCCGCCGGAGTCGAAGTGGATGACGTTCGACGAGCTGCTGGAGGCCCGGGTGAACGAGCTGAACGCCCCGCAGGGCGCGGAGAGAAGCGCGGCATGACCGAGCTCAGCCCTGCGTCACAGAAGCTGCTCCGTGAACTGGCCAAGCAGGACAAGGGCGCCGGCGTGCGTGTCCGATACTCCGGTCGCGACCGCTGGTACCTCGCCGGCGTCAGTACCCAGGGCCTTTACAACACCCGAACCTTTCCCTCTCTGTGCGCTGCTGGCTTGGCAGAAGGATGGGACGAGTACGGCGAAAATCCGCTGCGCATTACCGAGGCTGGGCGGAAGCTGGCTGCTGCTTTGGAGGAGCAGAGCAGGGCGGAGCGGGCTGCGAAGAAGGCCCGTCCGAAGCCGTCGTCCGAAGGCGCGGCGGCACTGCGTCTCCTGCGTGAGATTGCCCGCCATAACGAGCCGGTCAGAATCTTTGATGACGGCCTGCGGCGGGTGTGGCGGGTCGGCTCCCGTGATGGCCACCGTGCGTCCATCGGAACTTGGGTAGCGGTGGAGAAGGCCGGCTACATTCAGATCAAGCGGGTGTCCAGTATCGGCGGTCATGAGGTCTCCGTGACCGATGCCGGCAGAAAGCGGCTGGAGAGCCGCTGAACCACCCTGGGCCCGCGCTCTGCGGGCCCTCGAGGGCTCTGCCCTCCCAAGTCCCCGCCTCTGGGGCGCCTCGTTTCACCTCACCCTTCTACGGCCGTCGTGCCGGATCGAGGTCTTGTCGTGTCTGAACTCGTGTCGTGGCTGGTTGCTCATCCGGAGCGGTGGGTGGTGCCGGCCGTTCTGGTGGCCGCTGTGGTCGGTACTGGCCTGGCGTTGTGGTGGGAGCGGGTGCGGCCGTCGTCGTGGACGCAGGGCCCGGAGCATCGTGCGGCGATGGCCGCGTGGCGGGCCCGGCCGGTGTCGGAGCAGGCCGCGGTCGACGAGGCGGTCCTGAACGCCGAGGAGGCGGCTGCTGTGGCTGCGCGTGAGGCGGCTGAGCGTGCGGTGGGGGACGCCGCACGTACCGGGTCCCTGTACCGCTGATCTGTTGTTTCTTCCCTGTTCTGGAGGTGAGCGTCTTGATATCTGCTCGTTCCTTGACGGCCGTCGCGGCGTTCACCGTGGCGGCCGTTGTCGTGTGGGCTGCGGTGCGGCGTCGTGAGCGTCGGCTGCGGCGGGAGGCGGTGTCGGAGCGGCTGATGGCTGGCCGGATGTGTCACGACAATGCGGCGCTGGTGGAGGAGTTGGCGCGGTTTCGGCGGCGGGTGGATCCGTTGCTGGTGCGGGAGGCGGTGACGGCGGCTGCGGGTGTGGCGGTCGATGAGGTGGCTGATGGCGTTGATGCGGGGTTCGAGGTTCCGCTGGAAGGAGGTCCACGGTGGCGGAGCAGGTGAAGTCGAGCGAGCAGCTGCGCAGGGAGTGGCTGGACCACCCGTATTTCCGGTATCGGGGGTGTGCTCCGGATGTGGATGACCCGTCGCGGATGGCGGGGGATCCGTCGCTGCCGGTGGGTGCGCATCACGGGCCGGACGCGTTCGTGGTGGAGGGGCAGCGGGAGCGTCGGGCGCGTGAGGCTGCTGCGGTTGAGGTGTGTGTGTCGTGTCCGGTGATGGTGGCGTGTGATCTGTATGCGTCGTCGGTGCGGGCGGATGGGCGGTTGGCGGAGCCGGATGGTGTGTGGGGTGGCCGTCCGGCGTTGGAGCGGCATAAGGCGTTGATTCGGGCGCGGCATGCGGTGCCGGCGGCGTCTGGGCGTCGGTTTGAGACGCCTCAGAAGCGGGCGGTGCTCAGGGCGTTGGCGGTGTGCTGGGATCCGTTCGAGGTGGCGGCCGCGGCGGGGGTGGACGTCAGGACGGCGAACTGGCAGCGCTCCAGTCTGGTGCGGCTGCTGGGGTTGCCGAAGGACGTGTCGCGGATGCGGGCTCTGGCCGCGGCCCGGGAGCGGGGCCTGCTGCAGGGTGTGGACCTGGTGGCGGATGACGGCACTGTGCCGGCGGTGCCGCCGCCGACGCCGACGAAGCCAGCCGCCCTGGCCGCCGTCGACCGTCCGGCGGTTCTGCCGGTGGACCGCGCGCCGGAGGCCCTGGCCCACGGGGCGAGGCCGCGGCGGAGGCGGGTCACCGCGGTCCGCGGCCAGCTGCCCCTTCCCTTCTTCGACGATCCGGCGCCGGCCGCGACCGTCACCCCCCTGTACTCGTCTACTCGCCGCCTGGAGGCCGCAGCATGACCACCCACCCCAAC